TGTCGGTCAGAACCTCCCAAATGTCATCGGCATCACTTTTGTTTTTGCATTTGAAGATGGAGCGGCGTTCTCCGACACCTTCACCAGCGATAATGAAATCGCACTTGATGACAGTATTGGAGTCATGGCCGCAAGCGACAATGATACAGGTATTGTTTGGCTTGAGAGCCATCATCAGAATGCCTTCATCATTTTCGTAGGTAGCAATGAAAGGCTTCTCTAGCGCGGTGGCTAAAGACATATTTGTGACAAGGACAGTCTTTCTGACAGTAGCTAGAAGGTCTTCTGCAAATGTATTATCGTTGTTAGTGTTATCCATAATTTACAAGGCTATCAAAAATGCCTTGACTTGTCAATAGTTCTGGTTTAATTTTATTCAAATGAAACATCCATTAGAAGAAGCATACGATAGCTGCATGATGGCTTACGAGCAATCACGCACTGTTCGTTCTATTGGACGGAGGACTTTCGCCCAGCAACTGCGTGAGACTCGCAGGAAACTGAACATGACTGTCAGGGAGCTGGGCGAAAGGATCGGAGTGACTGGATCATTGATCAATCAGATTGAAGTAAACTCGAAAAGTATTTTAAAGAAAGAACAGGTAGATAAAGTAATTGGATTATGCTACAAAGAAAAACGCCCCTACAGGCAAAAACAGGATTCAAAAAGCGAAGTGGAAAACTTAGATCAGTCTCAACCACTCGGAGAGTAAAGAATGCTGAATATGAAAAAGTCAAAGCAGAATACTTTGAAGAGAAAAACTACCAGTGTGAAATCTGCAACCAAGCCGCCAGCGACCTGCACCACAAAAAAGGTAGAGGGAAGTTCCTGTGCGAGAAGTCCACTTTCATGGCTCTTTGCCGTCCGTGCCACAACAAATGCCACCACGAAGTAGGGTGGGCAAGAGAGAATGGTTACATAATCTATGACTACAAATAAAACGTTTGAGCCTCGCGTAATCTGCGAGGGAACTGAAGTAAGCGAGAATCAGTATAAGATTCTTTTCCAGCAAAAGTTCAATCAGTGCTGGGTTCCGAAGAAGGACATCCGACTCAAGGAGACTCTAGGAAACCTTTACGGAGAGAAGATGATTCGCATCGTAGTTCCAGAAGAGGTAGCAAATACCTTGGAACTTGAAGGAATCATGGATTAAAACAATTTCGCAGGCAGGTGTAATAATTACCGGATGAGCGAACTGCGTAGCGGAACGCCACATCGAACTGGGGGAACGCTGGGTCGTTCATAAGTTTGGTAACCCCCACCTGAAAAGAGGATGCATACTCGTTCCTGCGTTACCAATCTCCATTATCATCTGATGAGTAGGAATCATCATCAGAGAAAGATTCGACTGGCTTTTCATCCCGCGCCCAGAATCGGTTAGTTGGGACAGCTTTATCGTTTCCGATAAATACTAGTCCATTGCGCCTAGCCATTTCGAGCGCGTAGATCAAACTATCACTCAAGTCGGGAGAGTAACCTGTTCTTCCCTTTAACTCGTCTTTAGTCTCAATGGCAATCTTCTTGGACTTAATCGTGTATCGGCGCAGGCAGAGTTCCCTAGCTAGATCAGATGCAGGATCAACGCCAAAGAGAACACGGCTCTTGAAGGCATGATAGCAAGAGTAGTAGTATTCAGATACCAACCTATCGTAAACATCCTTACACGGGCGTTTATCGACTTCAGCGGCGAGTCGATCAGTAGGTTTACCCATAGAAGAGATAAGAGCGATAGACGCACCAGAAGACTCAAAGCGTAGCCACTCACGAATAATAGCCTGTCCAACTCGACCACCATCACCGGAAACGTCCATACCAAACTTGGAAGGTTGGACACCAGCCGCACGGCATAACTGAACAACTTCAGTAGCAAGTTGGATTTCAAACTCAGCGGCAGCATTCGCGGATAACTGAATTACCTTCTGACTCTCCAACCACATGACACGATTGCGAGTCCCGCGAACAAAACCTAGCTTGGCAATGGTCAGAACGCATCGATCTCCCCCAATTGTGAAAGCGGTATCGAACCCCGCTACTTTAGTAAATCCTTCAGAATCCCAGAGGGGTTCTTCGTTCGTGTCGGCATTACGGATCAAATCAGCGGTGAGAATCGTTTGAGCAAATCCAGACTTCGGCCACCATCCAATAGCGTTACGAACATAGTCGATAGCATTCTCGTCTCCATAACACTGCTTGAGCATGATCTCCTGCTTCTTCCGATCCATAAGAAATGGAAATGGAGATGGTTCATCAGGAGGCGCGGAGAAGTTAGGACTCCGCATACCATTGTAGAAAAGGCAAACGCCAGTCCCTGTCTCCCACTTATCCATGTCTGGACTAACCGAATCAAAGTTAGAACAACCATTCGGCATTGCCCAGCGAGTGTGAGGATTGTCACCAGCAGATGGGTTTCCAATACCAATGAATGTCACATCATTGTTAGCGGATAAGTTAACCTTAGCGGTAATTGCGCCCAGTTCCATTTCTGGTAGCTCATCAAGTGCTAACCTAATCCGGTCATTCTTACGACCACGGGTGGTATCAATAGCTTTCTGACCCTCGTTACCTGACTGGAACGCAAGAGCCTTGATAGCATTTCGGTAATCCTTATCCTCATCGTTGGACGCGCCGCCCCATACGATCATGTGACGATAGTCAATGAGCTTTCCAAACTGAACGGCGGCACACTTCCATAGCTTGGAGATGATACCCCAGATACGATCCTCGGACGCACCGAGAGTAGTAGTAGCAACCCAAGAAGAAGTGCAGTGCGGGGCGGCGCACCAATCAAGATAGACCCATAATCCAACAGGAAAAGATTTACCCATCGAAGCCGCGCCAGCCAAACAAATATCTGTATTGTTACAAAGCTCCTCAAGTGTCCTCAATAATTGAGTATTGGTATAACCGCGATTGTAGATAGAAACCTCAGTAGGCCATTGAAGTTTTACGGCATTGATGAAGTGTTCGTGTGGAGATAGTAATTTAAAGTCACCGATATTGATATTATGTTTAGTGCAATACTCTTTCCCATACTCTCCGCGACTGATAGCGTAGCAATACAACTCAATACCAAGATCATCCATGTGTTCTGGAAACTGAATCCCGTAGCGACGAATACCTTTGTTTGAAGAAAAAGCTCTTGACATATCAATAAGAAAATATATTTTCCGTGCAAAGGCAAGATGAAACTGAAAAACAAAAATCTCGCACCTGTCGGGGGATGGTATTGGAAGTATGAGATCAAGCGTGATAAGCTCACGTTTCCTGCGATTGTTTACGGAAGCACATTCAATAGCTTGATTCAAAACATCCGCAAGGACTATACATCGAATGGAATCGAAGTTCCTGCCAATATCGAACAGATGGTCGAAGATCAAACCTGCCAGCGTCAACCAAGTGATCGTTGCTGGTATAGCGATGGTCTCGGAGACAAGATCGCGCAGGCTATCCATACTGTGGCTGCAACCGCAGACAAGGTTTTAGGAACTAAACTAGAGCATAAAGCTCGCGGATGTAGTTCATGTAACAAACGAAGAAATGTTCTAAACAAAGTGTTATCGTAAACGATAAAATGGAAACCATCACAAAACATAAACGAGGGGATGTCCGTGAGGACGGGATGGTGTTTTGGGCTTTAATTCGCAAACAAGGATATTGGGTTTCAAAAGAAAAATTTGAAGAAAATAAAAAACACCACAATGAATGGTCTGTTAAAAAAAGAAGCAAAAACTTAAATTCACGCAGAGAATACGAAAGAGATTGGTATTCTAAAAACAGGATTAAAAAACTTGAACAAAGAAAACTTGCTCGATTAAACAATATTGATTTGTTTAGAGAAAGGGATCGCCTTCAAAAAAAGAAAAACCCAGAAAAACATAGGGAAAATGCAAGGTATTGGAATAAAATAAATCCAATAAAGGCTAAAGAAAATTTGGAAAAATGGAAAAAAGAAAACCAAGATAGATATAAATTGCTTTTAAGAAAAGGAAGCGCAAAACGCAGAGCGACCAAAAAAAATAACACTCCAGATTTAACTCATAATCAGAAACTGATTATTGAAACAATATACTTGCAAAGAATAAGGCTTGAAAAAAAGCTTGGAATTCAGTTTCATGTTGACCATGTAATTCCAATTTCAAAAGGGGGATTGCATATTCCTTCAAATCTGCAAGTATTGCCAGCAAAATTAAATCTTAAAAAAAACTCCAAAAACTCACTTCGGTGGGAACAAATCTAAAAATATGCTTTCAATTGGTAACGACTCATTTTCCCTTGCCACTCTCGACCAAGACGGCAAACCGCCAGAAACACGAATCTCCAATGCGTCACACGCTTGGAATATTGCAAATAATCTTCGCCTTGCAAACATCGGGCGCGAGAACAAACGTATCCGTATCTATAAGGCTTACAAGATGTTTCCGCCGACAGGCTACAGCAAGCTCGCGGAGAAACGACTTCCTTGGCAATCTGATGTTAACTATGGACAACTTGGGTTTATCGTAGACAACCAGAAGTCCAGCTACTACGATGTCATTACAGAACGGCAGGCGTGTTGCACAATTAAAAGTAAATTCGGTAATGAAAAAGAACGACTCGTTAACTCCGAAAACATCTCCACAGCATTTGACCAAGCCTTGCGCGAATGGCCCGGATACCTCTACAACACAGAGCAAGACCTTGAGGAGATGCTTCTGTATGGAAAGGGAATCGGAATGTGGGATAGCCCACTTGGATGGATGCCAGAACACGTCTTCCTCTCCGACCTTCTCTTTCCAGACGACATTAGGATCGACTTCTGCAACCTTGAGGAGTTTGTCCGCCGTGTCCGTCTAACCCCATACGAACTCTACAAGAAAATTGAGAATCGTGCGGCGGCAGAAGCAATGGGCTGGAATGTTGATGCGGCTATTGATGCTATCCGATT